GGATTTAGGTTCCAGCGCCGCAAGGCGTGAGAGTTCGAGTCTCTCCGTCCGCACCACCTTCTAAATCAAGTGTTTACGAGCTTCAGCGGCCCTCCATGTAGATGCGCTGGATTATCAGCGTGAACAGAACGTGAAATGCGGCTTTCACGGACTTGATCAAGAACCCCAACAGCATCCCTTACCCTGGCCGGAGCAAGATGGGCATATCGTTCAGTCATCGCGACTGTCGAGTGTCCGAGCAGATCCCGTACATCCGCCAGCGGAACGCCGGCGCTGACCAGCCATGCCGCGCAGGTGTGGCGCAGGTCGTGAATCGTAAAGTCCGCAATCTTCGCTGCCTGGCAGGCCTGCTTGAAGCCGGCCGAAAGCGATATCACTCGATCACCGTTAGCGCGCGCAAAGACCCAGGGGCATTCCGGGCTGGTCTCGGACCTGAATGCCATTCGTCGCTTTAGTGCTGCCATCGCCCCTTCGTTGATCGGGATGCTCCGGCGCTTGCCTGCCTTCGTGTGGGATGCCTCCAAGTAGATCAGTCGATTGGCGAAATCCACTCTGCGCCACTCCAGGCCAAGCATTTCCTCCCGCCGGCATCCGGTGTTCACCGCTAGGCGGATGAAGTCCTCGAGCATCGGGCCAAACTTCTGGACGCGCGCGGCGCGGCACAGGGACTCGACCTCCGCCCTGGTCAGCCAACGATCACGTCCCTCGGCCTCGCGCATCTTCCGCCCCTTCACCGGGTTAGGAAGGGCCCACTCCAGTTCTGTGTTGCAGTGGTTGATCGCCGCGGACAGTGCGGCGAGTTCTCGGTTGATGGTTGCCGGGGATGCGCCGGCATCCAACCGATGCGCTCCATATCCCCGGATGTCCTGGCCCCCTAGATCGTTGACCACGCGTCCGGCAAAATAATCGCGCAGCGGCTTTATGCGGTGCACGGTCGTTTCGTAGCTGCGCTGATGCTGGCGAGCGTGCTGCAGGTACGGAATGATCACCTCCTCAAAGGTCCTGGGCGGATTCACGCCCATTTCCTTTTCCTTCCACGCTTTCGCGCGCTCCTGTTGCTCTAGTGCTTTCGCCGCCGAGTAGTCGGCAGTTCCAGAAGAGCGTCTAACAAGCTTTCCTGTTGCTGATTTGAAAGAGATCCACCAGTAGGCGGAGTCGTTTCTCTTGTACGGCATACTTCCTCCGGTACGCCGACCGCGTCGCGCATGCTAGCAGCGGCTTCCTCTTCAAGCATCTGTTCGAGCTTTTCCTTGTGGACCCGGATGGTCTTTTTGAACCTGACCACCGGGATCAGCTTTTCGTCCGCGTAGCGGTACGCTGTCCTGCGGCTCACGCCGAGAATGCCGGCGGCCGCCTCAACTGAAATCAAAGACATAGCGAGACCTTGGCCGATCAACGGCATCGGGTTGGCGGGTAGAATTCGTGGAGGCTTGGCCGGACAGGGCGCCCGCATCGGGCAATATGGGGGGTTAACTGCTCGGTCAGGCCTTCTGGTAGGATTTGAACGCCCAGCCGGGCGGGCCTCAGGAAGAGGCCCTAGTGGGCCCGGCTGGGCTACTTCGGTTGTTTCTGCTTGTTGCGGCGAGCGATGATCAGTTGCTTGGACGCCGTGGCAACTCCCTTTACAACGTCCTCCGGGAGAAGCGCCTCGTTGCAGTGCGGGCAAAGCGGAGCCATCTTCGTGCTGCGCCACGCTTCGTCGATCACCTTGGCCGCACAGCTGCGGATTGCAAACTGCTCTGCCTCATGCAACTCTCGGCGGCGCCTGTTCAAGTCCTTCAAGCCGCCGTCGAATACCTGCACCAGGTGCATGAAGGCATCGAACGGCTCGACCTCCGTTTCACAATCGCTGCACCAGATGCGGCGCTCCTTGTCGTCGTAGACCATCTTCCGGTGACGGCAGGACGAAACGGGGCGGCGGGTAAGTCCACGCGCCACCCTCAAGTCCTCGATCTGGACGACCTTCACGCCGTAGAGGTATTCATGGGGTTCAATGGGTGCGTCGCTCACTCCCCACCTCCCATAGACTTGCCGATCTCGGCGGCGGCGCGCAGGATGGCTAGTCGAATGCATGTATCCTGATAGAAGACATCATGCTCGGCGGTCCTAAACATGACTGTTGGATCACTCTGTGGACTGTGGATTTCCAGGTTAAGCAAGACTGCAAGTCTCAGCGCATCGCCGTCATCGTGTCGCGGGTCCCACTTTCTCCACCGTCCAGTCTCAGCCAGGATTACCGGTACCGCCGGGCTGGAGAGGGACCGGTACGAGTATGAAAACTGATACCCCGCCGCCCGCGCCGCCAGTTCGAGTAGCTCGCGGTCGTTCATTGCGTTTCTCCTTCCAGGGCTGCGTCGATTTCAGCGTCTAGGTCTTCCTGGTTGAGTACGATGTTCTCCGGGGTCATCCCGGCGAATACGCCGCCTTGTCTGATCGTTTCGAGGTCTCGCTCTCGCAGCCACCGGTAGCGAGCGGCATCCTTCGCCATGCGCCGAATCTGCTCTGGTATGCTGACATTGCCGCCGTCTGGAGGGTCCATGTAGTAGGTGCCAGGCAGGGCGCTTGCGCACTCCTTCAAGTACTGCTCCAACAACTCGCAGTGTTTCTGCGTGTCCTTGTGGGCGCAGTTCTCCGCCTTGAGCTGGTCGATCTCGTCCAGCAGGGCGAGGATGGTATTGGGGTTGGCGGCGGCGATGAACTCGGCGTCTCGGTCAAACTGGCAGCCTGTTTCAGGCTCCAATGCTCCCCAAACAATCGCGCGGCCTTCGGCGCATTCAACCCCGTATCCTGGCAGTTCTTCCGGCCCTTGGTAGTCTTCTGGCACATATAGAGTCCACGGCCCCGGCGTTGCCGCCTTAGCCAGCCTCCGCAGCTCTGCGTGGTCGGTCATAGCCACACCTCGTCGTTGATGCTTTTCAATATCTTTGATGCGATCTGCTTTCTTTTCTTTTCGATCTTGAGATGCATTTCGACAAAGGTGTGATGCTTTCCTTTGAAAATGAATGTCGGAACGAGTCCACGTTCATCACGTTTCCACGTAGATTTGTATGCGTGAAAGTCCTCAAGGGCCCGCTCAATGCGCTGTTCAGGTGTTTGCTTCTTGGTCATGGCGCCACCTCGATTCCTGCTTGCCGGAGGGCTTCTTTTACCTTCTCTATGGCGTCGTTGAACGCGTGGCACTCATGCTTGGTTGCGTACATGCTGTATGAGCGCTTTGCAGGCAACTCCACCCTCAGAGCCGCGCGGCTGGCTTTCCAGGCCAACCATCTATCGTTTATCCGGTAGTCGGAGTACATGCCGTCGGTGTTGGTGTTCAACTTCGCGCCGTAACGAGTGCAGACTTTTCTGCCTGATACCCACGCTTCAAACTCTTCTCTCATGTCAGGCACGGTCAGGACTCCTCTGAGTGGATCGCCTTGTTCATGTCTCGCTTCATCGCGTTGACCTTGTTCTGAAGTTCGTTCCACTCTGGGTCGTTCAGCGAGAAGTCTTCCTGTTTGTGCATCTTCCTCTCCAGCCAGAGGGTGAAGCGCAATAGCATTCTTGTGAGCGGGAATCGTTTCACTGCTTGCTCCATCTGCTCAACTCCTGTCCTTTCAACTCGGTCTGCCTGTAGAGTTCCTGCATATCCCCGACGACCCGGAAGATTCCCAGGACGAAGAGAACGATGACTATCACTGCCAATATGGTTTCGTTGTCGTTGTCCACGGTTAGTCCTCCGGGGTCGGATGCGTTGGTTTCGTTGTTGGGAGTCGATGCCGGGATTCCGGCATCGGTGCGTACAGTGGTTGGCGATGGGTGGCTATACCGGCCATTCGGTCAGAGGCGTGTCGTATCCCAGCATCAGAGGGTGCTTTGGCTGTCCGCAGGCAGTGATTCCGAAGCACATTACCGGCTTTCCTGATCGGATCAGCCATTGAAGAAGCTGAGCAGGAGCACCACGCAGATCTCGCGGCATTTTCGAAAGGCTTCCCCAGCAAGGAACCAGAATGTCGGCATCAGCGACTATGGCGCGGAAGTGGTCGGCGCTAAGTGGTCCGAAAGGATCATCCTGTCCGCGAAGCTCTTTCACGTCAGTAGCGCGGTAGCAGAAGACGTTGCCGACGATGAATCGATGACCTCCGTTGCGCAGAGTGAACCCTCGCCACTTGCGCACAGTCGCATCGTCAATATTGGCATCCGCCGTGCTTGGGTTGACCCCAAAATATGCGAACACTTTGCTGCCCTCAAAAGGCAGGCAGCATTCTCGCTCCAGTCGGTAACGATACCGGCCGCATTCACTGATGATTGCTGACATCGTTCCCTCCCTCATGCTCGCTCAGCAGGGCGCGGAGTTGGTTCGCGATTTCGATCATCTTCTTCGCGCGTGTCGTAGCCGCGTTCGTCCCTGCTGGAACGTTTTCGCAATTCCAGTCGCTTTCCCGCCTGCACTCCCGCTCTATGCTCCGCAGCAGATCCTCGCTTACCACTGCATGGCCATCCGGGATAATGTAGAGCGCCTCGGTCCTGCGCTCGGTTCTCTCCCTTGATACATGACCACAACGACCTGCTAGCGATCGACTGATCCCTGTTTCGCTGATGAACCCAACGAGAGTCAGCTTTTCAGCCATTGCCGTTCTCCTTGTCTTCCTCTGTCAGCGTTCGGCCTTTCGAGTCAGTGATCGCCTTGCACTCGAAAACGGTTTTGCCGACGTAGAATTTGCCGAGCTTCCGGCACTCTTCGGCGACGGTGTAATGGGCGTATACCCAGCCGCCGAACCAGCCGATAGCCATGAAGACCACCATCCATAGACTGAACAATCGATACTCCTCCGGCTCATGCAGCATGGTCGCCATTCTCCTTGTCCTCGTTGAGCAGGGCGCGAAGCTCTGGCGTTACCCGATAGCATTCAGCCGGGAACGAGGTAGACCAGGCGCAGGCGCAGTACTCTTCCGGGCCTCGGCACGGCTCGTTCATCACCTGTTTGGCGATCAGCCCATGGCGTTCAGCGCTTTCCTGTATGTCTGCCCCATCGAAGCTGCCGCCATCGAGGGCTCCGCAGATGATCTCTTGCGCGAACTTTGCCATCCCCTGCACCAGCCCCTCGCTGACCACCACATGCCCAGCGTGGATGGCTCTGGTGTTCCAGTCGGAGACAGCAATATCACGCTGCTCTTTTGTGGCCGGCACCACCATTGTTTCGCTGTCCGTGAAGGCGCACTCTAAAGCGTGATCGCCTACGATCCTATGCCAGTCGCGGTTGCTCTCTAGGTGCATCGAGCATCCGCAGAACGGGCACGGTTTTAGTTCAGACATTGTCGCTCTCCTTTCCCGTCTCGATCAGCGCTCTGCATACCGGGCAGTCCGGATCGCGCGCTTCGTGCCCCTCAATGTCATCAGGGCACAGTCCGTTGTTCAGGTGCTTGACCTCTCCTGACGCGGCCTTTCGCAGCGTGTCGAGCGCTGATTCGCTGACCGTCATGCCGTTGAGGCGCGATTGAGCTTCCAGCGCTACCTGAATGTTCTCGGGACTTGTGAATAACCGCTCACGAGCATCGAGCGCCGCATACACCGTGCTCGCATCCGGCACAACAGCCACCCTTGCGCGCAGTTCCGCTAGTTCAGCGCGCAGTTCCTCGGCCCGCGCCTTCGCCTCCTTTTCACTGTTGAAAACGTCGCGGCACTCCATCATCTGCTGGCTGCCTAGCCGAACCGGGACTACTTGAAGATCAATAGTTACGCCGTACAGGATCATCACTCACCTCCTTGCGCTGGAGCGGCGGCGAGAAGTTCGTCATGACTTGGGCCGCACAGCAATCCAGTGTCACCGCCCAAGCGGCGAATTACCTGGCGCCAGGTATCGTCAAGTGCTCGACGATGAACGTTGATGAGCGGACGCAGCGAAACCTCCGCGTGCCAACGGCCAACGGCCCACTCCAGTAGCTCCGGCACGCTGTGCTGAGCCTGGGCGTCCACGTCATCGTCCAGTGCGAGCAGTCGGTCTCGCTCGTCATTGGGCATGTTGGTCGCAAGCGCTGTGATCTCTACAGCTGTTGACCATGGGGCCGGCTTTCCATGTTTCGTCACCCATGTTTCGATCAGTTTGGCGGCGAGTATTTCTCCGGGCGTTTCCTCGGGCTGAGCCTTGACGGGCGGGGCTGAGCCTGCGAGAACTTCACGCACCTTCTCGATGCCATGCATCACCGTGGTCGGCCATGAGCCATGGTCGGCAGCGTTGACCACTACCCGCAGGACGCGCTCCAGCTCCGCCACCCTGGCCAGGGCAGCGTCGCGCTGTTCTTCGATTCGCGCGCCGTACCTGACGGCCTCGTCCCAGCGCTTGGCCCACGAATCGCGATCCGCCCGCAGCGCCCCGACGATGCGGTCGTGCTGGGCGAGCAGCGACAGCACGTAGTCCACGGCGGCTTGCTCATTGGGACCGAGCAACTTCTCTTCGGACTTGAAGCGACGCATGAAGTACGCGGCCCGTTCTGGCGACATTTCCGGCCGCTCCGCCTCTGCCTGCTCGGACTGCAACGGGGATGGTTGCGCAGTGGTTGGCTCCTCATCCAACAAGACGCCGCCTTCTTCGGGATACTCAGCGCAGAAGGCGTATAGGCCTGCTTCGAGGAAATCGGCATCCTGCTGGCGCCACTCGATGCAGGCCTCGCTTTCCAGTTGCTCGGCAGTGCCATCCGGCGCAATGAAGTCCAGGGCGGCGCGCAACTGGTATCCGTTGATCAAGAGACTCGAGCGCACTGGGGAGGGTTGCGCCAGGGCGGCGCGGCTAGCCTCCCATGTGGGGTAATGGGCGTTGGTTACGTGCCATTTACTACCCGGGTTGTGCCCCTCGGACTCAAGCAGTGCGTTTCGGCGGTCACGGTACGCCTCGAACGCCACCCGCTCACCCCCGCCTGCCTGCTCTGCCAATATTTTATGAATAGGACAGTCTCTTCCACACAGGTCTCCAGGCTTCAGTTCCCATCCCTGACCGGCGGCGGCTTCCGCAAGGCATTCCGATGAGTGATCGCCAGTTGTTGTTCCGCAGTTGGTGCCTTGGCAACTGGCAGGCTCTGCCTGCTCTACCGGTGCCGGATGTGCCGGGCAGGGATGGCGGAGGGAGCCGTCGCCGGAAGGGCAGGTGCATTCATTTGCTTTGGTCATGGGAGCTTTCTCCAGGCCTCGGTTTCGAGGTCAGAAACGGTTATCAGTCGGCGCCGGCGCTCGATGTTTTCGAGTTGAATGACCTACCCAGGCTGTCGATGACGACCCAGTGAATGCCTGTTGGGAGGTGGATGTATCGGGCTGGCGCTGGGGAGCAGAGGGCGTTTATGCGGCGGGCTGCGGGGCTTTCGTCGAATGGCATGATGGGCAGGCTCCGTAAGGTGGCGCCGTGTAGCAGTGCTCACCGCTGGCGCCCTGGTCTGCGTCGTTTGCAATCTCGTTGAGCTGGCGCGCGAGCTGGCGCAGTTGAGAGGAGGAGAGCAGGGCGCCGAGGCGGGGGAGGCCGTTGACCTCGGCCAGACGCTGGCCATCCTCGCCGTCCAGGAACAGCGCGGTCAGGTTGAGGGGTTCCATGGGATTCCTCGCTATGAGGTAGCGTCGAGGTATGCGGCTATG